CACAAGGACGTGCGCATACTCCAGCTTGAGCCGTACTTCCAGCGGGGCGACATCCTGTTTCTCGGCAGTCAGCACGACATACTGGACGAGTACCGCGACTTCCCGCGCTCGCGCGACAAGGACCTGCTCGACGCACTGGCGTACCAGGCACCGTTCTGGATGCGTCCGCAGGAGGGCGGCGCGTCGTTCGCCGCCGGCGCGGAACAGCGGATAGCGAAGGAGATGGAGTCGTTGAGCCAGCGGCTAGGCCACCCGGTCGGCGTACCGCTGCACCGGCGCGGCGAACCGGGACGGGTCAGACCGGACGGGAGCAAGCGTTGGTAAGCGTCGCGGGCGCGGTTGACACGCGCGCTTGCTCGGCGGTAAGTTGACGATACGGGATGTTCGGCCACCGTTTTTCCCGGTCGCGCTGGAGCCAAGGCGACAAAGTAAACGGGAGGACTTCGGATACGGGCGCTCTTGATACAGGTCAGCCCGTGAACACGACCGAACGGGATAGGCGCCGTTCACCTGAGAGCCTTGCAGCAGGACAAGACGCGCTCTCCGTCAAACCGATTACTGCGTCGGTAACTTATCCGAAGGCGACTGTATCGAAGACAAGGCTCCTGGCCAGCGCCCCTGCTGCAAAGAGGTGTATCGCCGACTATGGAGCAAACGAGGGAATCTGGTGCGGTCGGCGTGGTCGTCGCCGGGTAAGCCGTTTGCCTAAACGGGCCGCACCTTGGAAGTTCGCCGCGTTGCGGGGCGGTCGGGGACAGTGACGCCCGCACGGCTAGGCCGCTCCGCTGCTGGCGGCAAGTCCGTCACGTTCCCATCTAGGAGGACACCGTGCCAGACAGATTCGATCCCACGATGATGCTCTCTGACGCGAAGAACGTCGGCTCCGCTACCGGCGGCGTCACGTCCAGTTCACCCGGCAAGGACAAGGCCAGCTATGCCCAGGCGTTCGACGGCACGGCCAACACCGGCACCACAACCACCGTCAAGCCCGGCAGCGGCCCCACCGCCAGCCCCGGCGCCAACGCCAGCAAGGTCCCGGCGGGTGTCGCGAAGTTCAACGGCGACCGCGTCTGACGACTGGCGCCTGTGGGAAACACCAGCGATGCCGCGCTGTCGCCATCCCGTCGGTTGAGAGGTAGCCAATGCCCACTCCCGTAACGTGGGGTCCGCGCCGCGAGGCGGAGTTCACCGCTTGGATCACGACCGAACTCCAGCGCGCGATTGACGACCGGGGTTCGCTGGAGACCAAGTGGCGTGAGCGGTTGGAACAGTACCGGGCGCCCTCCTCGACCGAACTCAAGCACTTCCCCTTCGAGGGTGCGTCCAACCGCACGGTTCCCGTGACGGCGATGAACGTGGACCCGCTGGTGGCGCGGTTCATGACGACCTACCACGCGCCGCCGAACCTGTGGACCCTTCAGGCGCTGAACGAACGGTGGGTGGACCTAGCGAAGCCGCTTCAAGATTACCTGCAATTTTTGGACCAGAACGTCCTGCGGATGTGGGACGTGGACTACCGCGCGGTACTCGAACTCATCAAGCTCGGCACCTGCATCTACAAGCACGGGTGGCTGTTCGAGAAGCGCAACGCCTGGGTGTACGGCGCGGACGGCCGGCCCGCGCGCGCAACGAAGATACTCTCGCGTCCGTTCGTGGATCACGTCCGACTCATCGACTTCATCATCCCGGCGGCGTACTACTCGATCCAGCCGGATGATCAGGGCGGGGCGCCGTTCGTGGCCGAACGCATCCAGCTTCGGCTCGACCAGTTCCTCGCGCGCGCCAGCGGACAGGACCCCTTCCTGCCCAACTACAGCAAGGAAGCGGTCGCCAGGGTCCGGAAGTTCGTGGAGGACAAGCGGGACCCCAATCAGGCCAAGGTCGATACACTGGAGGACTACAGCCCCTCGCAGTGGGAACAGATAGAACTGCACGAGGTTCACGCGCGGTTCGACTGCTCGGGCAAGGGCGACGTGGACGACATCGTGGCCGTCGTGCATCTCGGGAGCCGGACGCTGCTGCGTGCGACGCTCGGGTACTACGCGCACGGCGAGCGGCCCTACGAGGTGGCGCGGTACTTCCGTTCCGACGGGTTCTACGGCATCGGCGTGTGCGAGCAGATGGAGATGTTCCAGGACGAGACGAGCGACCTGTCGAACTTCCATCACGACAACGTGATGCTGCGGAACAGCCTGACGCTGGGCATCAAGTCGGGCGCGAACTACCTGCCCGGTGAGCCGATCTACCCCGGCAAGTCGTTCATCCTCGACGACCCGTCCAAGGACATCCGGGAACTGCGCTGGGGTACGGCGTCGCCCGACGCGCTGACGCTGATGCAGTTCTACGGCCAGATGGGCGAACGGCGCAGCGGGCAGAGCGACATCCAGTTCGGGAACATGCAGTCGATGCCGAGCCGCACGCCGGCGACAAGCATGATGTCGCTCTTGCAGGAGGGCAACCGGCGGTTCGACCTCTCGCTCAAGGACATGAGGATCGACTGCCTTGCCCGCATCGGGCTGCGCACGCTCCAGAACCTCCAGCAGTTCGCGGCCAACCCGCGCGAGAACCCGGACGGCAGTCGGTTCCTCGCGCTCGCGGCCACGACACTCGGCGAGCCGGAGGGGTCGCTGGTTGCCAAGGTGCTTGAGATGCCGATGGAGGACGTGGCGGCGGGTCTCGGTGTCAGTCTGACGGCGACGAGCGGGATGGCGAACAAGGAGATCGAGAAGCAGTCGTTCCTCGCGCTCGTACAGCTACAGGCGCAACTCGGCGAGCGGTTCATCCAACTGGCGCAGATCGCCTGCAATCCCCAGGTCATCACGATGATGCCGGGGATGGCGCAGGTCGCCACGCAGGTCGCGAAGGGGTTCACGGAACTTCAACGTCGGCTCTTGGAGCAGTATGACATCAGGAACCCTGAAGACATTCTGGTTGACGCTGCGGTCCTCGAATCCGCTGCGCAGAGCGTCCAAGCCGGACAGTTCATTACCCCTGGGACTCTCGGGGGAGCAGGTGGCGACGCTCAAGGGCCTCCTGCTGACCAAGGGATGGCCGGTCTACCTCCTGGCCTTGGAGCGAGCGGCTGACGCACCCGCCGCCGAACTGACGCGGCTGGACACGACACCTGAACGCGCGGCGCAACTGCGCGGGTATCTGGCGGCCTATCTAGAGATGGGCCATGTCATCGACGCCATAGTGGCGACCACAGAGAGGATGGAGGATGCCAACCGACAGCGGGTCGAACACGCAGCAGACGCAGGGGACGGACGACGCGGCCGGTTCTGGGGAAGCCCGTATCGGTGAGTTCCGCTACGCGGCGGGCGCCGGGGTGCCGGACTGGGCCATAGGGAAGACGGCGGCCGAGGTCCTGGGTCTCGCGGTCAAGCAGAACGAGATCATCAGTGGGATGCCGGCGTACGGCACCAACCAGCCGAAGGAAGTGACCGGCAACGAGAAGCCGTGGCAGCAGTACGTGCCGAACTCGGGCATGGCCGCAGCGATGCCCACGGACGACGAGTGGGTCGCCACGCCGCAGAAGGCGTTCGAGAAGGCGCTGGACGCCAACGTCGCGAGCCGGTTCGCGCCGATGTTCGAGGGGATGGCCGCAAGCATCGCGCAGGGCGCGCGTGCGCAGGCCGCCATCGTACACGCCAAGGCGTTCGAGAAGTACGGACCCGAGATCGACAACGAGGTCGCCAAGGTGCCCATCGGCCAGCGGACGGTTGACTTGTACCGCTACGCCGTGGATATTGTACGTGGTAGGCACGTTGACGACATCGCCGAGGAGCGCGTGCGCGAGCGCATGGCGGGACTCCCCGGAGCCGAGCGGTCAACGGGCGGGGCGAGTGGGGCGGCGGCGCCCAGCGGGCTGTTGGACTGGGAGAAGTTGCCACCCACGGTGAAGGACAAGTGGCAGCGGGCTGGCATCACGGAAGCGGAGATTCGGGAGGACTGCGCGAAATGGGGAATCAGGCCGGAGAAGTTCCTGGAGATGACCTTGGCTAACCAGGTCGTTTTCGAGACACCGGATGGTGGATGGACCCTCTCGCGCGATGCACTCAAGATTCCCGGAGGATACCGCTGATGGCCAAGCGTCCGCTGGTTCCCACGGCCGCTCGCGCCCATCTCGGCGAGGTGCGCGAGTCGAGCGAGTTCAACGACATGGGCGCTGCGGCACAGGACTTGAGTTACGTGCCCGGCTACTCGGACATACGCCGCGAACGGGATCGCGCGATGGCGGAAGGCAGGAAGCCGCGCCCGCTTCGGTTCCGGCTCCAGTTGGTGAGGGTGAAGAACTCGGCCGGCGCGCCGGACAGCAGGATGGGCGCGTACTGGCGTGCGAAGGGATACAAGGAAGTGCAGGGGAGCGAGATGGAGGGAATGGGGATCGCTATGCCCGTTGGGGGCATGATGTCTGCGGAAGGGTTCGTGGACGTGGGCGATACCCGCCTGTTTGTGTGCGACGCCGAACGCGCCGCACGAAACGAGCGAGACTTGCGTCGCGCAACGGAC